AATTGAGAACGGCCTACTTGCCAACACTTTCGAGGGCTACGGTCTTGGAAACGTTGCATTCGGTAGCGGTCTTGACGGTCGCTGGGAGTTCCCAGTTGCTACAGAGCGCCCATACAGCTACGCACGTGGCGACTGGGCACCTGAAGGTCTTCGTGGCTTCTACACTTGGCACAACGAGTCCACAAACACTATTAGCAACAAGAGCTTGACCTCTAACGTTGCTACTTTGACTACTGGAACAGCTCACGGTTTCGGAATTGGTCAGACAGTAGTTGTGGCTGAGTCTGGCTCAGAGTTTAACGGTACTCACCTAATCACAGCTGTTCCTACAGGAACAACCTTCCGCTTTGCTAAGACATCAGCGGATGTTGCTTCGACCCCAGTGTCACCTGCTGGAACAGCTATCCGTCAGCGTGGCTACATCACAGTCCAAGACTTTGACAGCCAAGGCTCAACCACCACGTACAACGTACCTGGCGGCGAGTACTACAACCCTGACCTCCCAATTGACTTCATCATTGCGTCAACTGAGGACCCAACAGTATAATTTAGTTATGAGGCGGGTAGTTAACGACGACACTGTCGTCAACTGCCCGCTTTTTCTAATCTAAGGAGCCTTGATGAGTAACTTGTGGGTAGATGTAGAAGAGCTTGGCGAATACGCAGACTCTGATTACGCATATGATGCAATTAAGACCGCTTCTCACTTGCTCTGGAGTATGTCAGGGCGTAAATTTTCTGGTAGCACCACCGTCACTGAGCGGTACGTTTCTGCCTATGACCCATATCTTCGCACTGGGACTTCTAGCATGTCCCATGCTCCTCAGCTAATTAATGGAAAAGTAGAGAACGTTGTCAATGGCGGAAACGGTCGTTATTCAAACCATGACTTTCTTGGAGACGGCACCAACGCTCTTACCCGCGTAAGACTGCGAGGACGCAAAGTTGTTGAGATTCACAACATGCGAGATATGCAGGGTGAACTCATTGACCCAGACACTTACTACTTAGCAGACCACTCAGTAATTTACGGAACACCAAATGCTTCGTGGACCGCGACAAACGTTGAAGTGACTTACACATACGGAACTCCTCCTCCCCCCTCAGGGCGAGCCGCTGCGAGACTTTTAGCCACAGAATTAGTAAAGCTTTATTCAGGAGACGACACCTGCGCCCTTCCTCAACGTGTGACTTCTGTCGCTCGTCAGGGAGTCTCGTACACAGTACTTGACAACCAAGACTTTATTGACGAGCTCAAGACTGGTATCTACGCAGTTGACCTCTTCTTGCGTGCTGTTAACCCAGACAAGGCCCGTGCTCGTTCTCGAGTGTTCTCTCCAGACCAGCCTCGTGCTCGTCGAATTATCGGCAAGTCCCCTGCCTTCGAGCTCAGCTCATACGATTTGTACTTCAACTCTCAGGGTGGCACGCAGGTCTACTACATCAACGAATTTGGTGGAGAGTTCCTTACCGAAGACAGCGCATGGAACGTGTACGCAACAGTGTCTAATTACAACAGCTCTACAACTACTGACTTCTCAAATGAGGCTCAGCTGGACAGAGTAGACGGTACCATTAGAATCGCTCTGGGCTACCCAGCGTTGCTTGGGATATTAGGTCCTCGTAATCCTGGACTAATTGATATATATGCAAGCCGACCAAGTTTAGGAAACCCTGAGGTCAACGAGATAATCAACCTAGTAACGGGTAACATTATCTATCAGCTAGGTGGCCGCACAACACCAATAGCAATTGCATAATACATAAGAAAGAAATGACATGGCAATAGCAGACATCAGTGGCGTAAATGACGACGCTAGGAACTTAGCAACCTTTCTTGGAGAAGTTCTCTCCAAAGTTGTGACTGTGTACGACTCCTACAACATGCCTGTCCCGACCCGCAAGTATTACACTTTTGGAGCCCCCGCGGTTGACTGTGAGCAGCTAGTTGTGTCTCTTATCCAGATGTACATTGGAACTCCTGGCGACGAAGCCAACGAGCCTAGGCGCTGTAACGACCCACGAAGTGCGACTCTTCTTGTCTCTGTATCCCGAGCAGTGCCTGTAGCTCAGGCTAACGGGAACCCGCCAAACTCTGTAAACATCCAAGACGCTACTGAAGTCTCAGCTTTAGACGCTTGGATTCTTATGGAAAGCGTTAGAGATTTTGACTCAAGCTGGAGCGGCTTGCCCAGTGGGTTAGGCCTCGGCGTAATCGCAACTGTAGACGTTGACTCCCCCGAAGGCGGATTCCAGACGACCCGTTTGACCATCACAATGGCTATTCCATAATGGCGAACGTAAGACTGGTTTGGAGACAACCAGTAATTGACAACTACCTAAACTCTCCTGGTGGACAAGTTGGGCGATACCTAAAAGGGCAAGGCCGTAAGGTTACAGCTGCTGCTAGGGCCCAAGTTGGGGTAAAAACGGGGCAGTTGCGCTCATCGATTCACATGCGTCACATGCGAGATTCCCGAGGTCAATATCTAAAGATTGGCTCCTCTGTAAAGTATGCCTACATGCATCACGAGGGCACTAAGCCCCATTTAATCCTCCCTAAAGGGCCGAATACCCACTTGAGGTTCTTTAGCAAGGGCGTAATTGTTTTTGCCCCTCTAGTAAGGCATCCTGGAACAAAGCCAAATCGCTATTTATCAGACAATCTAAAGTTGATAAGATAGATAGTAGTAAGGACGCACTGCATTAGTTGTGCGTAAATGACATAGACAAGGAAGAAGTATGACGAATAGATTTAAGGACTTCGGTGCTGGCTCAGCTGTCACAGATACGCCTGTTTCGTTTAAGCTCCACGGAGAAGATTTCGAGTGTTACCCAGCTTTGCAGGGTAAGATGCTCCTCGACTTAGTGGCTAACTCAGACGAAAACGACGGAGCTGCAATAGCCAAAACTATTGACTCGTTTTTCAAGGCTGTCCTCGTAGAGGAGAGCTATGCCCGTTTCGACATCCTGTTGAGGGACCCTATCCGCATTGTCTCAGTTGAGACGCTTGGTGAAATCACCTCATGGCTCGTAGAGGAGTATTCAAGCCGCCCTACGGCGGGGCCAGAGGACTTGTAGAGTGGGCAATTGACCTCTGGCCTTATATAAACGGAAAAGCCCTTGTGCAAGGCATAAACCTTAAAGAAATGGAACTGTCAGACATGTTAGATGTTATTCACTACTTCTTCGAAGAAGATTTAGTGGTCAGCTCCTCTGAAGAAGCCGAAGCCAAAACACAAATACGTTCCGTTATGTATAGGGACCTGTATGGAACTACGTATAAGTACGGAGTCAATAATACAGGACAAAGCTATAATATGAGTGATGACACCCTTCCTTCGGATGGGTTGATGGGAAGCACCGACGAAGTGATTCCTGACCCAATGCAGCAAAAGCGTCCCACAAGGGCGTATACACCGACAACAGACTTTGATGCGGATAGTCCGCTTCCATTTGGGCGGGTCCTAGACCAGCCTGAAAGTCGTTAGAAGAAGGGGGTGAGAGCGTATGGCAGTAGTAGGTGATGCATATGTAGTAGTACGCGCTCTCACCGCTGGATTCAAAAAGCAAGTCGAACGTGACCTGAGCGGCATGGGCAGCATCGGGGATAGAGCTGGTAGGGACCTAGGAGACGGAGTAAACAAAGGTCTCAACAGAAACAAGATAGGCTCTGGATTAAGTGCAAATTTTCTTTCAGAGATTGAAGCAGCCCGAGTAAAGTTCCGTAACTTAAACATAGCCTCATTTGCTCTTGTTCCTGCAATTGGTGCAGTAGTCGGTATCATCGGTAGCCTCGTCAGCGGATTGGTTGTACTGGGTGCGGTTCTTGGAAACGTAGCCAGAGGCTCAATCGTATTCGTCGCGGCCTTAGGTAGCTTAGCTCAGGCTGCAATTGTGGCTAAAGTGGCCTTTAGAGGCGTAAGCGATGCCCTTTCAGCTGGCTTGAAGGCACAAAAAGCGGCGGCGGACAACAGTGATGCACAAGCGGCAGCCGCTAGGCGCCTCCGTGACGCCAGATTATCTCTTAAGAGGCTACTAGAAGAAGAAAAGCCTGAAGCCCTTGCAGCAGCACGTGAGAGGGCTGTCAGAGCCGAAGAAGCGGCTGCTGACGCATTGCTCGGGACCGAAAGAGCTACTAGAACTTATAATCAAGCACAAAAGAACTCTCTCAATGCTCTCGAGGACCTCAACGAGGCTCGTGATGACGCCAGAGAAAAGATACAGCAACTTCGTTTTGAGGTTGAGGGTGGTGCTATCTCAGAGAAAAAGGCTCGCCTTGCCTTTGAAAAGTCTCGCGACTCCTTGCAAAGAGTTCAGGACCTCCCACCGAACTCCAGAGCACGCCAAGAAGCAGAGCTTGCCTTTGCAGAAGCCGAGCTAAACCTCCGCAAGGCTATTGACAACAACTCAGACCTCAAAAAAGAATCAGAAGCATCTACGAAAGCTGGCGTTGAGGGGTCTAAGCAAGTTGTTAAGGCTAAAGAAGATATTGCACAGGCCCAGCAGGCCGAACTTGACTCTGGGATTGCCGCTGCTAGGGCAATTAGAGATGCAAGCAGGGCCACGGAAGACGCCGCTAAGGCAGCAGCTGACGCTGGTGCTGGCGGAACCGTAGAGCGTGACTTAAACAGAAGAGTTGCTGCTGCTAGAGAGCAAGTTCAACTTGCTCAGCGGGCCG